TCATCACTAGGTCCATAGAAGTTTTTGAAGTAGTTATTTTGTCCTCCTACGATAACAGAACCATAAACCCCGTTGAAGCTCATTGTTGCGTTGTAAGATGAATATATTCCGTTAATATTATCATTTCCTCCATTGATAGTTCCAGTTACACTTGAACCGATAAGTGTAAAGGTATTAGTGTTATTTATACTACCAGCACCCCCGATGATTGTGTTCGCCGAACCACCATTGATTGTATGACTATCTCCACCAGCGATGATATTAGCGTTCCCACCTAAAATGCTGTTGTTTTGACCCCCTACGATTGAACTTCTACTACCAGTTCCACTGATTGTATTGCTACTTCCGTTGACAATACTATTGTGAAGTCCAGTTGAAGTGATTGTGTTATTTAATCCACCCCATATTCCGTGATAAAGAGCTCCCGTTTGTGTGATGTCATTATTGTTACCAAATGAGTATGAGTATTGTGAAGCTATAGTATGATAAGCCCCGTGAGCCATACTATTATTACCAGAAATATTATTCTGTTCACCCATACTGAATGAAGTGTTACCAGCCGTAGTTCCGTTATTACCTATACGGACTGATAAAGAACCTGAATGTATGTTATATCCACCGACACAGATACCTCCGTATCCATAAGTTCCGACATTGTTACCAGCACCTAAAACAAAAGTTCCATTACTACCTGGTGCTCCATTTCCGTTGATGTTATTACTTTCACCGATAACCAGATTCCACTTATCTGTTTTGGTTATAGTGTTTGATTTACCGATGATGATTGAACCTTTCTGTCCCGCAGTAATAGTGTTTGGTGCGGAATCATTCAAGGTGTTAAGTTCAATAGTTTCACCCGATACAATCACACCATCTGTGTAAAGTGTATTGGCTTTTGTCGCTGAAGCACTGTCAAAATAAGACGGAACAATACTATTAGCCGCATCACCTTCTTTGAAAACACCAGTTCCACTCAATAAATCTGAACGGGTTATTTTATATGTAGCGGTATTTCCACTATCATTCATTACAAGCCAGCTCCCGTCATCAGCTGTGGTTGTAGTAGTCAGTTGTGATATTTTCTTATCAGCCATAGTTGTTTTTAATCATAAAGAATGTTATCCCCGCCTTGTGTTAATAGTGGTTCAGACGCTTCACTGGTTAGATAGAATGTTTCAACGGGGGGCGGTGTTGTCCCTTTTTGAACATTCATTATTTGTGAACCCCATATATTCCCTCTACCGACTTTTTCCGATAGGGGCTTCATTAGTTCATTGATGTCGGCTTTTGGAGCTTGTGGCTTCGCCGTATACCATTTTCTTCCGTTCCACTTGATATATCCCATACTAATAAATAGTTTTGATTGGCTATAAAAGGGGGGTAAAAACCCCCCTTCTTTTTATTTTTTCTACAGATTACTCTGTGTCAACTGTGATACCAGTCATTACAGCACCTAATGTAGTAGAGACCTCAATCTGTACTGTAGGGTTCGGCTCACCACCGATAGCTGTAAGATTTATTCCGTTAGCGTCATTATATGCCAAACCAGACAACATTTGTCCAGCTGAAACATATAAACCATTTTCCACACCAACTAACCAATATCTATCATTGTTGTCTAACAAGATAGCGTAGAACGCATTTTGTTTGATTAAATCAAACCACAAATCTCTAAGTTGTTGATTTAACTTTGGTAATGCGATTTGGACTGTCGGTTGAAAAACTACGGACTGGTTAGTTGTATTCACTTGTAAATCTTCTGTGAATGAAGAAGATTGACGCACTAGCTCAAACTTATAAAAAGTCCCTGAACCAGCGATATTTGTAACTTCTCCGTTAGTTCCACCATATGTAACCCCAGTGATAGACGCACCAGCGTCCCCCAGAATCCATAAGCTCTTGATTCCACCAGTAGACGCATTTCTACAATCTAAGGTGTATCCAGTACTAATATAACAACTTGCCATAATATTTCTTTTTCTTACTTTATTTTATGTTTATTTACAAACGCAGAATGAAGCTACATCAAACACACCGATACCATATGTAGCGTGTGCCTGGATTTTTACTATATCTTCAAACGGGTCATAGATAGATTTTACAGTCATAATCTCGCTGTTCATACCTACCATATAGTAAGAAGCTGGACCAGCGTAATAAGCACTAACTCCATCCAATCCCACTGTTGGAATAACTCTTACATTTGTGCCTGGTAACATCAATGACCATTCTTCACCGATAGCCGCACCAGCGCTATCCATTGTGAATAAGTTCACATAAGAACTATTTCTCATAGAACTAACTAAACCTCTGTAGTTAGCGTATGAAGTGAAGATTACCAAATCATCTCTGTGTAAAACATTTGATGGAATGTTTTCATAGATAGTGGTGAAAACTTCAAGTCCGTTAGAAGCTGTAGCCGCAGAATAAGCAATCTGTGTAGCTCCGTTACCAGAAGTGATTAACGCACCTACTCCGTCAAAACAAGCTGAACCATAAGTTCCGCCCGCAGCTAGAGTATTGTTCCAAAGTTGTTTTTCAACCTGGTTAGCGATACGATTTGAAATATCAGTCAAGATTACTTCTTCAAACGGAACTGTCTCTTGGAAGTTAGCGTTTGATAATGACTGACTTAAATATGTGTCATACAAGTCGTATGGACATAGTTGTTGGTTAACCTTCTTATTACAAAGGTCAATGGTTACAAGATTTTGTACTGTGTCACCAGTCGGGTCAAATCCGCAAGATAAATCTTGAAGGATAACATCATTGGTTACAAAACCTACCTTCTCAGTTGTGCCTTTTAAGTTTGGACGGATAGTCGCATACTTTGGTAAGGTCATTCCTAAGATTGACTTAATCAACATATCAGAACCATAGCTGTTGTATGTCGGAAGTGCTGACAAGTCATAGTTGAATGAAAATGATTTCTTTTCCATAGTTTTTTTCTACTTTAACTTATTTATTTTTGTGTTGTGATTTGATGATTTGAAGTTTCCAATCATCAGCGCTTTCCTTGAATGTTTTTTTCTCAACCACAGAGAACTTCTCGGGCTGTTTTCTAAACTTTTCAAAGTCGGTCTTTAATGCTGAATAGTCAGCGGTTAGTTTGTTTATGTTTTGGTTCATATCCTTCACTTCATTTAGTAAAGTGGTGAATACATCAACTACTTGTGAGTAATCTTGTAATGAACCTTCACCTTGTTCATCTGGGTATTTTACACCCGTGATTGTTCCTTCAGCATCTACTGTCAATACAATACCAGAATCAGTAGTGTGTTCACCTTCTGGGGCTTGAACTTTTTCCCCTTCTTCAGTAATAACATACAACTTATCTCCTACTTTGAACTCACCTTCTGTGTCGGACTCAATCTTTGTTCCGTCAGTTAGTGTAGCACTAGTCATCATTTCTTTTTGTCCAGCTTCAACATCTTCTGTCTCAGTTGTTTCTGTTTCAGTTTCAGTTGTTTCTTCAGCCTTCATCTCTATAGCAATAATGACAGAGCTAGAATCCACTGTAATCAATAAACCTTCTCTGGTCTCGTGTTGTCCTTCAGGTGCTGGGCTCAATGTAGCTTCATTTACAATGTAAAGCTCTTGTCCAACCTTAAAGTCCTCCTCCAGATTATTGGTGATTTCAGTATTACCATCAACTAATGTAGTTGTTGCGAACGCAGCTCTTTTGAATGATAAGTTCAAAAGTTCAGTGATTTTTTTAATAGCGTCTGTCGCAGTCATAGTAATCAATCTAGTTTTTTAAGGATGTTTATGATTTCCATTAATAAATAGTCATCGCTTTTTTGTTGCCCAAAGTTCATTAGGAATGACCCTTCGGCACTTAATCCACGCACTTTACCCGTCTTGATAAACTCATTCCATAGCTTGTCCCCTTCATCTGTATCAAGTATTTTATAACCTACCATCCAGGTTCCGTCCGTGATTTCCCTTTCAGTATATCCTAATGAAAAGGCTTTATCTTGCTTGCCGTTCACAATCCAACTTTCAACCATTACAGCGTCTGAGAACTTCTCGCTCCCGTGTTCCATATTAGTTTTATTCAAACGCATTTCCATCATAAACTTTTGTTGGATGCGTTCAACCGCTTCTTTTGTAAAACGGACAAAATATTGTTCACCACTCATCTCGTCAATACGGGGTATCAAAATACCTGGCATCATAAGGGGTGAATACAACATACGCTTGTCTTCAACCGCCTTGAACTGAGCCTTGAATGAGCTAGGTGAACTAACTTTTATTCCTAATCGGCGATATTGTGTTCTATTGGCTTCATCATTGTCTATAGCCTCAACCACATTATATCCTTCATTTAGAAGTTTTTGTGCTACATCATATTTGTAGAACGGGGTGTCCTTGTTTGTTCCATTCAAATATAAATCATCATATCTAATACCCCATCTATCCAGTTCTCTACTTGTCTCACCTTCTCTACCCTTCTTGCGTCCAGTGATGACTACAATCTTGTGATTTTTCCATTTTTCATTCACATAGTCAATCACTTTTTGGTTAGGGGTTATTCCATCTACCAATGTTCCGTCCACATCAACTATAATAACAGAACTTGAACCCCTTGTGAAGCTCACTTGTCGGTTAGATTTTTGTGAAATAATATAAGCAATCTCGCTGGCTCTTTTTGTGGCGGCGTTGTAATAACCATTATTCGGCATCTGTTTAGGGGGTGTGCCTGGTAAACCTGGTACCATTCCGTCATTTCTTATTTTATTTCTTACGGCTGACCATTCCTCCCATCCGTGAAAACAATTTGGTCCTCCCTTGTATAACCACTTAGAATATTCTTGTTTTTTGTGTCCAAACTCATTGTTGTATTTGTCCAATGCGTATATTTGACCCCTTCTGAAGAACTTACCTTCAAGTTGATTACAGAACTCTCTATCCTCAGCGGCTGTGGTGATAACCCTTTTATATTTGTAGTATTTTGTAGGGTTCTTGTGGTTAAACTTCGCAATCTGTTCTACTGTATAACCTTGAAGTAGGGTATTTGTCACAAGTCCAAAATCAAAATCTTGTGGTGAACTAAAAATAACATCAAACGCTTCTTTTAGTTCCAAATCTTCAGCGTCCCATCCACTGAAATCTTCTGGGTGTTCTGAACAAGCCATATAAACTTCTGAACCATCCATTAGGGTATGAGAATGATGTCCTTCGCAGTTTAGGTGTTTGGCGTATTCTTCGGCATCTTGAATGGTGGAAAATACGGGTATTCCGTCCACCACACCAACGGCTTTCACCAACATCTCATCATCGGCATAATCTACAAACGGGGGTAATCCACTGGTGTTGATATCAAAATCTTGTCCACATCCACACCCTTCAAAACTTTCATAACAGATTGCCGCAGCCTGGTCTTCTGGATACCCTTCATTTATCAAAAAAGGAATACAACGGGCAATGTAGTCATCTTTACTCTCACCCGCTTGTTTTTCTACAAAGTTTTCAGTGTCAATAACCTTACAAGATAGTCCTTGTTTTTGGAAATACATAAACTCTGTCTCTATTGCTGGTAGTTCTACCCAGGCCACTTCTTCTACACGGGTATCAGCTGATAAAGCCGCCTCAATATCAAGTTCAATAATCTTCAACGCCATAGTTATAAATATTGTTTTTTCTTAAAGTGTCGCAAGAGCATCCAATCTTCTGTTCACAGCTTGCGCTTTGGTTATATCTTGTTCTATCACATAAGCACGGATAGGTTCAGTTCTCTGTTTAGCTAGTGCTTCAATCAATCTACTATCCATTGCGTTATTCACTACAATAGGGCGTCCACCACCCGACTGATTAATGGTAGACAATAATGAAGAATATTGTATAGCTGATTGTCTATTTATCACCGCTTCATTCCCTTCTAAAACATATCCGCCTCCCGCATACACACCACCTTGCTCGTGGCTAGGACCAGAAATGAACCCGCCAGAACTCAATAAACCACCCCTACGGAGCGTCTTTGCGAATGCGATTTGTTGACTTATTAGAGCAATCTGAGCCGCTCCAATAACCCCGTTGATACCAGCGATGATTTGTCCCGCTGGTGGTGGAACTTTTAGAGCCGCAGCGATAGAAGCCGCTGTATCGGCGACAGTTTGTAATAGGGTAAACTGAAGATTTTTTATACGGGCGTTTTTCTCAATCTTAGCCTTCTCAACTTGATAAGCCTTTTCAAGTTCCACCCTTTTATCATTGGCTTGTTTTGTGTCTCCCACAATACCTTCCATTGCGGTTGAATAGTCATTTTCCAACACTTCTAACTGAAATGAGAACGCTTCTCGGCTCAGTGAAGACAACTTACTCAACTGGTTCTTAAACTCATTTACAACAGCTATAAATGTGGCTAGGAAATCTTCTTGTGCGAGCTTCTTCAGTTTTTTTGTAACATCATCAATCAAGTTATCAAATACTTCTGTAGAACCCCCTACTTGTTCTTCAAAACTAGCTCTAAAAATAGTGATTGTCTTTAGATAATCTTGAAGTTGTTCTTTTGTCAGTGTTTTATTGTCATTTATACCTTCTTCCACTGATTTGATAAGTTCTAAGATACCCGCTTCCCCGACTGTATCACGAAGTCGGTCAATATTTTTCAGTAATACATTGAAAATATCCCCTAACGCCTTGGCGTCAGTTTGGACAATCTGTTTCAGTTTTTCTTGAAATAGTGGTAATGACTGGTTATTCAGTTGTTCCATCTGTTTAACCACCCCTTCATCTATAGTTTTTGCTAGTTCTGTAACACGCTCATTGGCACGCTCCATTCCTAAGATGAACGCACCTTGATTGATGACACCTTCTTGAATGATGGCTACAAACTTTTCAATCTCTTCATTTCTTGCTTTAGCCTGGGCGTAAAGTTCTGGTTGTTTTTTCTCATCTATTGTAGATAAATCAGTAATCTGTTGTTGAAGTTGTAAAAGCTCTAAAATCTTTTGTCTCAGTTTTTCATTTGTTTCTAATCTACTTTGTCCATTCTTTAGTTCAGCATTTAACTCATTTCTGGCGTATAGTTGTAGTGATTGTATTTCTTCTTGAATGTTCAAAGATTTTTCCAAATAAAACAATCTATTCTTTTCAGCCTTTACATTCCCGTCTTGTGCTTTTTGTATTGTTTCAGTGAAGCCCCTAAACGCCGTGAAGTAGTTTACAAGGTCTTGCTTGCTTTCTTCTGGTACCAGCTTAGAGAACTCTTCTTGTGTAACTTTCAAACTATCATTTATTCTAATCAATCCGTCATCACCAGTGATTGCTTTCACAATATCATCCCATCCACCTTTGAACGCTTCACCCTTATCTTGTATAATCTCATCAACACGCTGGAACGCTGTTGTAAAAGCATCCACCAACTTTTTTCTCTGTTCTGAATCTGGTACGATGTCAATGAATAACTGCGTTAGTTCATCATCTAACTGACGGAATGTTCCACCAAAATATTTTCGGCGTTCATCAATCAAACTTTTTTGTGCGTCAATGATACCTTCGGCAATCTTCTCTATTTCCGTCTCTATTTGGAATGTTTCTTTGGCGTATGTTTGTAGTTCCCCGTTCAGTATAGATTGTAAATCTACTTGTTCTCTCAATAAAGCGTTAAATCTCTCCAACGCCGCCTTCTGAGCGTCAGCTTGTGCGGTGATACCCGCTCCCACAGCGGCTCTATCCCCTTCAAGTCCTAAAATCTCTGTTGTAAGTTCCGTGATTTTGTCCTTTACATTAAACTCACCTAACGCTGCGAGCTGTCTTTGTTTGTATAGGTCGGCTTCTTCTTGTGCTTGTTGTATTGTAGAACCACGCTGAAGAGCTTGACCCCTTATTCTCTCGGCTTCTAAAGCGATGACTAATCTTTTACCCTTTAAGATTTCTTCTTGTTGTTCATATTCATCTTTAAGTTGTTGTGTATAGATTTCCTCATACGCTTTTAGTTCAGCTCTTTTGGAAATAAGTGTCAACTCACGCTCTATTGCGCTGTTCAAAATACCTTGATTTACCGCTTGTTGATAAGTTAGATTAGCCAGTTCTGGTAAACTTTTTTGTAGTTCCTTATACGCTTGAACCTTTACCTTATTTTGTGCGTTCTCATCCTTGATTACACCAATCAAAGTTTTTATTCTCTGTTCACTTTGTATTGTCTGAACCCTTTGTTCATACAACGCTGTTCCCAGTTGTTTTGTTTCCTTTACGGCTTCTTTTGTCTCCGACTTGAATGTTGATAGTAAAGCGACAAGTCCACCTAAAACTACTAATATGGCTCCAACGGGGTTAGCCGCAATGGTAGTCCATAACGCTTTTAGTGTAACATTTGTTGTAGCTGCGGCGGCGCTTTCAGCTCTCAGAGCGATGGTGGATGCCAGTGTAGCCGAACCAAACTCTAACTGAGCGATAGCCGAAGCCGATAACGCAAGAGCCAGAGCCGACTGAGCTTGTGCCGCCAGTCTTGAACCTTCTTCACTTTCACTACTGAATAGTGATAAAGCGGCTGTCGCAGCACCAAACGCCGCACTCACACCCGCTCCAAAAGCAATCCAGTTATTTAGTCCTTTTTTATAACCCTCAGCTGTAGCGGCTTCATTCAGTCCTTTTAACTTAGCCTCAGCCAGCGCAATCTCACGGGTTAGTTCCTTGAAAATAGGTGAACCAATCTCAAGTTCTTTTAGGTCTTGTTTCGCCTTGTTGATTTCATCTTCAAGTTGTTTGATATTTGTAACAACTCCACGAAATCCATTCAGTTCTATTCTTAATCCAATAGTTTTTTCAGCCATAATCTTTAGCAATCAATAGGTAGAATGCGTCCTTGTACATCCGCTACTACATAAGTATCCGTTGAACCAGTCAATCTTAGATAAGTTCCCATAGGAAATATCTTATAAGCCGTTCCCGTGTCATAGTAAACTTTTTGTAGGTTAGTATACGCTCCCCATCCAAATGTTAGAACATCTCCCGTATTCGCTGTTCCATCACATACTGTGGACAAGGTTGTTCCCGTGTATGAAGTTCCCGTAAATGTCGGTAAAAGACCTGGATAGGGTTCATTTGACCCGACAGCGTATATCGGAGACGGGGGTTCAATCTTGTAATAACCCCCTCGCTCTTTTATCAAAGATATTTCAGTCAACTTATTGTCCGTCAAGTCCGCTTCATTCATCTTTTCAATGCGGTAAAAACTATCCTTGACAAATATCTTATCGGTTAATGATGTTTCATAAACATCTAAGGGCTTCATAAAGAATCTTCCCGTGAGCCTTCTTGTTTCCCTTGAATAGTTGTTATCCAAATAGTCATACCAAAATGTGTTATACAAGTTATAGGGTGAGAACTGAACGGGTTGATTATTGGTATCTCCAAAAAAGTCAAAATCACCACCAAAGTTTAAGTCAGACACAAGATTTGGTATTCCTAAATCTAAGGAACTCAAATGTGAGATTGCGGGGTAGGTGCTCTGTGCCACGGGGGTTGAACCACTATACATATACCAGGTTCCTTGAATGGTCTTGGCGGGGTCTGTATAAGCATATCTATTACCCGCCCAAAAGAATATGTGGTTCTTACTTGCGTAGGGTAAATAACGGGGGGCAATGTATCTATATTGTTCTGGAATAATGAAGTTAGGAGCTCCATCAAGACTGGTTGTAGGTAAAGCTGCGAATGACAATGTATAGTTCTGTTCATTGGTCAAAAGATTACTATCCGCCACAAATCTATATTGTCCGTATGGGTAGTTATTTTTTAGTTCCCACTGATAGTTCAGTCCTTCTTCACCAGCAAGTGAATAGTTGAAGTTGATTTCCTTGGCAAGCTCAAAAGATAGGGGTTCTACTTTATACTGACTATTCAAGTCCAATCTTTGTGTAAAATCTCTTTCCACCCTATCATCTTCATTGTAATACCAGGGGTAAGGCTCAAAACGGATAGTCCTATTTTCCTCATCTTGAATAACCACAAGATTGAACATTGTAACTAAATCTTTTATGAAGTCGGCGCACACGATGTCGGGCACACCTAACTTTACATCCACTATATTATCACTAGTGAGAGCGGGGCTGTTATACAAATCATACTGAATAAATCTATCTTGTATTCCACCAAACTCATAGGGTTGAATAACATACACCCCTTTTGGATTAGAAATACCAAACGCAGCATAGGGTAGATTTTCTTCCACAAACACTTTTATGTATTCACCAGCGTTGGCTGTAACTTCAAAGAATAAGTTGATTGACCCTTGTTGTATACCAGTAAATGGTCTAAATCCAACTTTGTATTGGTCAGAAGCCCAAACAAATACCCCGTTGGTATCTATATTTGTAGGTTGATTGTGTTTGTAAACGGCAATATTGAATGAACCCTGGAACTGAATGATGTCTCTTGATTTGTAGTCAAATCTAAGGTTGAAATAGTATTTTCCAGTGTAAGGTACTCTGAAGCAATCATTGATATTGTCAAAGTTAGTCAACGGGTCATAACCACCAGGCAATCTTGTATCTGACGGAAATGGATATCTCTGATTTCCCTTGTAGTTTTTGGTAAACTGGGGGGTGAACCCTTTGAAGATATTTTCATTTGTTACACCCGATGCTTGTTGTATTCCTAACGCTCCATTTTGGAATGTATCCATATAAATGGAATGGAAATAATCGGTGTCAAAAAAATCACTCACATAGTTGTAGGTGGTTTGTTCAAAAATCTTATCAAGGACTGTCTTCACCCTAACGGACGGCTTGAAGTAATACTCTGGAACGGCATAAGATGGTTGGTCAAAACTATCAGCATCACCAAAAGAAAATCTCCAATCGGGTGTATCACCCGTAGTCCCCGCTTGATATTGATAACCCCAGTGAACCAACGGATAAAGTATCTGACCCCCTAAAAGTCCATTTGTGTCGGTGTCATCGGCTTCCCACGAAGTGTGGATATTGTCATAAGTTTGTGCGTGAAGTAAATCAGTCCAGTTTAGGTCTCTAAGTTTTATATTCTTAATCTCACTTCCAAAATCTCCTACATCACTCAAAATGTAAACTTCATATTCAGTGTAGTTAGGGTTCATCAATACACTAT